TCAATAACATCGATGGTATAGGTAGTATCAATCACTTCATTTGCATAGTATTCGTACAATTTCATTATATTTTTTTGTACTTCACTAAAATGAGGATTTTCTCCCGTGAAATAAAGATTGATCTTGCTGACAAAATCCTCATCCAGCGTTTTAGTATATTGATCTATAAGCCCATGAACACACCCAATATTTAGAAGTGATACAAGATCGTGCGGTTCAGTGTAGTTGTAGGAAAAAGGAACATTAAAAGTAAAAGAGAGAGTATTAGGGAGGGTTATTTTATAAGAGCTAAGAGTAGGTATAGCCTCATTTTCTAACAAATCCACTTCAAACAATGCAGATGAAAGAGTAAATGATGAATCAAAAGAATATCCCATAGGAGATATAGTGACAGCACCTACACTGTTTACAAGTTGGATCTTAATAACATTTCCAGCAACAAGCCCAAGCTTTGCTATGTTCAATACAACTTTTCTCATACAGTAGCTACCTTTTTTTATTATTATAAAAATTCTATCCATCTAAAAAACGATAAGTGGGTACACTAAGTGACTGTTTTAGATTCTCCAACCTTTTCGTTGAGTATTTCTAAGTTCACTATTTCTACCCATAGAAACGGTATGTCCTTTTTGAGCTACCTTAGCATGTACAAAATTATTTACAACCACATTGGCGATAGTCTCCATGCAGTCATCGGCCTTGCTGTCTTTTTCGGGATGAAACCCTTTGAATTCTAGTTTTACTTGCTCTTGTCCCGCAGCACCGATTACAAAACGTATCTGTTTGTTTTTTAAACACGTCACTGCTTGATCTATTTTTTGATTTTTAGAGATTGATGTTTTTGGATTAAACAGCACAACACGGTTAGTGATAATAGCTTTACCCTCTAGTTTTAGTTTGGCATTCATCACCTGTATCTCTTTTCGCAAATACTGATCAGTGATAATCCCCCCTCCCGAACTCTCCATAAACACGGGAACACTTGGGTTATTCATCATCACTTGCAGTATCTCTTTGACAAAATCCTCATTACTCCACTTCCCAAACCACGTACCATACACATTAAACAGCTCTATTTTTTCCGCATTGATAGCAACACCTATGAGACTTATCGCACGATTATCTGAGGTTTGTTTGATACTCTGTGCAGGATCGATGCTGATACACTTATTGTCAGGGGTTAGCTCCCACGTAGCGATGTTCGTAAAATGTTCATCCTTTACATAACCTGTTTCAATAGTGCGAGGATCTTGCATATACTGGCTATACCAATCCTCGTGCATGGTTTGTTTTTGACGCATGAGCCGTTCTTCGTTTTCGAAATGGGGATTTAGCGGTTCTCGTGCAGGGCGCAAGTAATAAAAATCAAAGAACTCATACTCTTGATCTACTTCCTCTATTCCCGTGAGATTGATATGTGTCCATTGTTCCGCTTCTGTATCGAGCAAATACCCAACAAGATCATCTTCATGGAGTCGCTGCATGATAACGATGATAGCACTATTGGGATCGTCCTTGCGCAGACGGGACGTGATAGAACCCTTATAAAAATCCTTGACCATATCCCGTGAGGCTTTACTATTTTTCTCAATAGCCTTTTGAGGATCATCGATGATAACGACATTACCATGAAATCCGGTAATACTACCGCCCACCGTTGTCGAGAACATCCCACCATTACTTTCCAAATACCACTCTTTATCCGCCGTCTTTCTCCCAAGCTTCATATTTGGGAAAATCTTTTGATAGGTCTTAGAGGTGATAATCCCCTTGACTTCCGCAGGAGTTTTATTGGCGAGGTCATCACTATATGACGTATAGATGACACGCTTTTTAGGAGCATTGCCCAAAAACCACGAAACGAACAACCGCACCGAAAACTCTGTTTTTCCATACGCAGGAGGGATATTGATGATGAGACGTGTCACTTCACCACTGGCTACTTTTTCGAGTGCTTTGCACAATAACGCATGATACCACGCTTCTAAAAGCGGAGTTTCATACTCTTTTTCAAACACATAACGAGCATAGCTCAACAAATCCTTACGGCACATCGCCAACCGAAATGGCTCGGCATTTTTTTCAGCAATGGCTTTTTGGATTTCAGTTACCACTAGAAGGGAATCTCATCTTCATTTATTACGATGTTTTCCATCATTTACTCCTTAGTTTCAAGTCGAGCTTTACGCTTCGCTCGTAGTTTTTTACGTTCACTTGCAGTCATTTGTGTCTCCTGTTTATCTTTAAGGCTCCCAACGACCAACCACTACGTGTAGCGTTGATTCTTAGGAGCCTTAAGCTCCTTAAAAAAATGTAGGCATATCGTAGCTAGGCTCATAATCCAGCGTGGATGTGTCCAACGCTTTTGTCTCATATACAATCTCTACCACCTTAGCAGGAGGACGTCGGAACTTATCGAGTGCTTTTCCAGCGTTTCCATGTTCGTCGAGTTCAACACGGTAAAAATCAGACGTTTGAGGCACAAACATGAGCGTTTGGGCAGGATGTTTATGGGTATCTTTATTTTTGTTCCAAATAACACTACGCATCTCATCTTCCGCATCTTTTGATTTGGTTTTTGTGAGGTGAAACCACACATACGCTTCGTGATCGGCGTTCATAGAACCCTTGACTGAGATCATAGAACTTTTCAAATCCTCTTTGGAGCTTTGTACAACGACGATGATAGGTATTTTCAACTCTTTAGAGAGTTTCCCAAGTTTTGAAAACGTCTCACTGATACGACGCTCATCCGTTTTTAGATCAGGATTGGCATTTGTCATACGCATCATGGAGTCCAGTGCGGCGATTTTAATTCCATGGAGTTTGTGCATGAGTCGTATTTCCGCACAGATCGCATTGACCTCATAGATAGAGTCAAACGTATAAATATTGTCGATATTCCCCTCAAAATGCCCCTCTTTTTGCTGCTGTTCGATATTTTCATCATACAAATCTTCCCCAAACTCCATTGATCCAAACATCACGGGATGCTCTTTAGATATATTTTCGATGAGTCGTGTGAGAACAAACGTCTTACCAGACTGCTTCAATCCGCTGATAAAAAATAACCCCTCATTGCGGATACCGCTATCCCCATTTTTATCCGTCAATACCGTATCGATAAACGGTATATGCGTTCTCAATCGTTGTACGGGTGGCTTGAGCAGTCTATCTTTTCGCACATCACTCAACCGCCTTGTAGAGGAAATATTATTAAATATCACATATTTATCGATAGAGTTCTGTATCAGCGTAGTGATAACGTCAGAGCTTGAATTCTCTTCCGATAACATTTTTGTGATGGTGACATTCAAATCATTCAAAAGCTTTTTAGCGTGATGCTCACGCAACAACACGATATATTCCATCACCAACGAGTTAGGAACACTGCTATGCGCCATAACTGACAACATAACCCCCTGTGCATCCGCTACACCGCTTTTCTCCATATACGCCATAATAATCGCATCATCAAACTCTTTTCCGCCATCATAAAGAACTTTCATAACCTCAAACATAGCGCAATGCCCAGAATCATCAAACCACTCACGACCAATACCGCTACTCATCACAACATTCAAATCCACATTATTATAAACGTGCGCCCGCAATATCGAACACAAAACCAAACTACGAATATTCTCTAAATTGTTCATCATGCCACTTCCCTATTAAATAAACTTCCACTGATTCCAACTATTTTGGCTTTCTCAATCTGTCTAAAAATCATCTCCAAAACATTCACGCTCATTGAGTTACCCGCTTGTTTATAGAGTTGACTGTCCGATATTCCCGAAGCTTTAGCTTTATTATGTGCTTCATCGGGAAAATCCTGTAACCTCCAACATTCCAATGGTGTTAGTCTTCGGATGCGTTCCTCTAATACAAAATTGTTTTGTTCAAAACTACACTTTGTCAAGGTAGGACAAACTTCGCCTTGGTATTGTGTGCCGTACACATCATGAACATCTTTGTGAAAATGCGCATCTTCAATGTTATAAATAGCATTAAATGATTGTCGTGCAAATTTATCCCATTCACACGCAAAAACCATTTTTAAATTATCACCATAAACACGCTTTGCACCTTGTTCTTGTGCGCCAATTCCACTAAAAAGAGTTGCTATTTTCATCTCAAAACTCCCTCAGTTTCAAAAGTGTGTAGTTCCAACCACGCATAAATCTTGGCACGGCTGTAAAAGATAAAGCCACCGATCTTGCTGTACGGTATTTTCTTCATTCGACGATATTTGGCTTGTGTACTTTCGGCTATTCCAAACTCAGCACGTAACATTTTTGCGTTGATCCAGTCTTTATTTTGCATCAATAAAACCCTATTTTGATGTCGCCTAGCAGTTTGCAATGGACGATATGGTCTGAGTCACAGAAGTTAGCAAGAAATGGTTGGAAGTTTTGAAATAGGTATTTAAACTCTGTATCGATGTTGATAAACTTGATGCCGCCCACGATGATGTAATCAAAAAGCTTCATCCCCGTTTTTTCCATAAAATAAATGCGATCACGGATGAGATTCTTATGCGTCTTTAGTTCTTCTGTAAACTCACCCAATTGTATATAGTTATCCAAATTCGTTACTTTCTCACGAGCTACTTGACATAAACACTCTTTATAAATATATGACGTATGACGTATAACAATGATGTCATCTGGATACATAGCCCGCAACTGTCCAGAGCTATAATGAACCCCCTCGATCTCATCCACTTCTTTGAGCAAAGCCAAGCCATCCAACATCCGTATCATTGGTAAAGTCCATTTTTATTTTCGCCATCATTTGCTTTTTTGTTAAAGTTTTTGTGCTTGATACACCAATTACGAAAAGCACCTGTCCAATCCAAAAATTCACTTCCTTTTGAGGAATGATAATTCATAAAAACATCGAACTGTTCAGCATCAATGTTGGTTTTTTTGGCATAGGAAAGACAATATTTGCTCAATTCAACAATAAAGCTATCAGTCAAATCTCTAAGTTTTGTTTTTCGTTGCAGTGAGAGTGGATTTTTTTCTTTCTCTATTTTTACTTTGATTCTGTCTTGTGTTTTTTTAAGTTCTGAATTTGATTCCACAAAATCCTTTTTCTTTCTTTTCCAGCTTAAACCTTTTTCAGTTAGGCAATAAGCAGGAGTAGAGTTCTTGTTAATACACTTGATAATCCCCTTATCTTCAAGTTCTTTTATTGCTCGAGAAATTGAGGATATACTCCCTAGAAATGGCAATTCTTCCAAAATTTTTTCACGAAACAAGAGATAATACACGTCGTCGCTATCTTTATCCGCTTTAACACGAGTAGCCCAACTCTCCAAATCAGCAAACAGCGGCATAAGTAAAACGGTAGTCTTACCCAACTCCCATTCCATCAATTTTTCATAGTTTATTATTCCCCAATAGGTCATTGAGTCGCCGCCATTTGCATTTTTTCATTTAGTTTGTTTAAAAATGCATCTATTTGATACGCATAGAAGCGAACAGTCTTATTCCCAAGTATTGTACATTGTAATGTACCTTTTTTAATGTGTCGATCAATTGTTCTCTCGGTTACTTTAAACATAGCTGCAAGTTCTTTTCGAGTAAGAGGAATTTCATACTCTTTCATAACGGGAACATATACCATTGATACTCTCCAAACATGATATAATTAAATATTAATTAGGGATAATTATAGTACATTTGTGTACTTATGTCAATACTAATTACTTCAAATTTGGAGGAATATCATGATAAGTGTACAATCTCAAATAGAACGAATGAAAAAAGTATACAGTGTACATACCGATAAAGCACTAGCAGACGTATTGGGTAAAGATAAAAATACTGTTAGTGCATGGAAAAAAAGAGGATCAGTACCGATAGATGTTTCAAGACGTGTATCTCTTGAAAATACCATATCTCTCAATTGGCTTCTAACGGGGGATGGACAAATGAACCTATCAGGAGACTCTATCCACAAGATCATTGAACAAACTATCCACCTTGATAGTGATGATACGGCACGAGTTGTTCAGGAACTTTTTAGTGATGCAGATACAAGAGAGATGATCGAGCTACTTCCCTATGCTTCAAAAGAATTCATAATTTCAGTAAGGAATCGTTTGGAAGAGTTCAAGAAGCTATCAAAAATTTAGAAAAAAATGTGAGAGTGTGATCCTTCGCTCCTATACGCATACGTTTGTACTATCTCCCACACAGATACGTGCGCATCATCTCATTATTGGGTTTGGTTTGGGTAAAGAGGGGGGTTTTAGGGGGGAGTCCCCTCTTTTACCCCCCTTGAGCATCCC